TAATTTAAAAATACTAAAAATGTTTTCAATTGTGACCAAAATCTTTTATCGATCTTATAAAACAACATTTTAGTTGCTGCTGTATTACCAAATAAGTTATAAATTACAACTATATGATTTAATATTAATCTTTCTTTTAAATTTTTTCCTAATATGTACTTTCTTAAAAGACGTTTAAGATACTTAAATCTTTTTAAATCATCATAAAATTCATTTAATCCCGAACAACTTGGATTATCATAGTGTTTTATAGCATACATAAGAAAATTATTTTCGTTAAGTTCAATGCTCATTAGTATACTACGTTCGCTGTCCCCCCAACTACAAACCATTTATTATTGGTATAAAGTAGAGTGGAAGCATCACCCACGTTATTATATTCTACATTGGCAGAACCTGCCAAATTTCCAGTTAAATTATATGTACCAGTACCAGAAATATAGGTTATATATTTTAATTGATTAGGTGCACCTGTAGGTATAGTAATATTCCCCCCCGAACCATCTCCTACTAGATGTGTAATAATACTTGTATTATTTACTATACCAGGTGATGCAAGTGTTTGAATCCCTGAAAAAGTTAAATTTCCCCCAATATTAACATTAGATAAAGATTTACATAGGTTAGCAACAGTAATTTTTTTACTTGTATTACTTTGAACCAAATATAGTAAATCTGCTGCTGCTGCTGACGTAGCAGCAGTAAGCTCTGATACTTTAGAATCAGCCATTATGGTAATGTATTTTCAAGATTAGGTAAAGTCTGCAATGTTTCTATTACTTTAAATACTGCATGATTATTGGTAACAAGAACATTGGCATTAAGAGTAATTGTTGTATTGTTAGTTACTGCAGTCACTGTAACTGCATCAATTACATTTTGTCCTAAAATTACAATTTTATCCCCCACTACTAGATCATTTGCCCAATTTGAACCATAACCAGTTAAAGTAGCATTGGAGGCTGCAGCAGTTGTATTTGCATTGCCCATAAGATACTTTGCAGATACCCAACCATCTGTGCCTGATACCACAAAATATTTTGCTCTTACCATAGTTTGTGCTGTTTCAGAAGCATTCATAGCATAATTTACATTTAAATTAGCAGCATCAGTAATTACAGTGACTACTCTTGCATTTGTAAAATTACCTGTACCTAAAGGTCTAATTAAAACTGTATCTTTTACTTTTAATTCTTCTCTACGAGTTGCTGTAGGCAAAAATTGAGTATTTGCAAAATTAAAACCTGAAATTACTACAGAAGAGGATGATACATTCACAGTACCTTCAAGAGGCAATGGAAAAAATTGTACTGTAACTCCCTCTACAGTAGCATTAGCACTTGCCGCCCATTTGGGTGCGACAGTTCTTAAATAACTTGATGGCATCTTGCCTCCTTATTTATTTCTAGAAGCAATACGCTTCATAGTTCTGCGTTCGGTAGCAGTTGTGCCTTTACCTTCACCCGATTTAATTCTTCTAGATACTCTAGTTACTCCGGGTTTAGTTCTGTCTATATCCATGTTAAGTTCTGGACTGTATTCCTTGTTCCCCATTCGAGTTGCTTTATAACTAGATTCTATAATACCTTGTTTAATCAACTCTGCTTCCGCTATAACTTCTATATTATCATTTTCAAATGCTTCATTAGCAATGGAAACAATTTCTTGTTGAACATCTTCATCTTCAGAATCTACAATAGTATTTATTGCATCTAAATAATCTTGATATGTAATTGAAGAAGGAATGCTTATTTCGTATGTATCTTCTATTACAAAATTTACTTTAGTAGTTTTCTTTATATCTTCACATTCTTCCATCTTGGATTTTTTATTAGCACGTTTTGTCATACGATTCTTAGCACTTGATGAACCACAATTACCTTCTTCTACACTTTTATCATCAATATACTCTACTTTTTCTGTATCTTTTTTATAATTAGATTCACTAAGCATTTGTTTATAGGTTTCAAATAATTTGTTTGAAATTCTTTGCATTTTAGTTCCTTTTAGGTAATTATTATATTTATTTTATTTGATTCCTAAACCAGCTGAAACAGAGTCTTTAGACCAAGCTTTACAAGACCAATACCTTGCTTTATACTTTGGTCCTGGATCATCACAATTGTGTCTTGCTCTAAAGCTACGTCGTCTATCTGGATTACTTGTTTTAATAGTAAGTCCAGTAGTATCACCAAAATTAACTTTTACTACATTCCCTTTATCATTTTTAGTATAAACGGCAAATTTGCCTTTTCCGTCAGATGTTCTAAAAGGTTTATTAAGTTGCACGGTTTTACCATTCTTTTTTGCTTCTAGAAGTTCTAAACCTTTTATAATTCTATTCTTAGGCTCAGCTTCAGCAAGATTACCTTTATGATAAGCTCTAGCTGCTGCCTTAGGTGTATCATGAAGTGTAGTTTTTGCAGTAAATGCTGACGATGAACCACCTGCTGCATAGTATTTACCAGTTTCATTATGTTTTAAAATATTAGCACCCTTGCCTTTGCTAGTAGATTGTGTATATCCTACAAAGGTTCCAGATTTACTTTTAACCTGTAAAGTACTTCCGGCGGATTTATAGTGATACAGTTCAGTATCTTTTTTAGATTCTAAAGTTAATAAAAGTTCTTTAAAGGTTTTCATTTTATTACTTATAAATTGCTGCAAAACCGCTAGGATGAATCTGGGCTTCATAATGACCCAGTCCTCGTATACCAACTTGGGCATGATGAACTTTAATTAATTTTCCGCCACGCATTCTAGGACCATCTTTGTCCATAAAATGCCCTTCATAAGACTTACCGTTATGATGTATAGTCACTTTATCACCGTAAGAAAATCCACCATGTCTTTCCACCTTGTCTGCACTTTCCATTTCTCTATGCTGAGTCTCAGAATGTTTGTCGTCAGACTGTGTGATATGAGGTTTGCCTGTTAAACGATTTATATTAGGATCATCTTTATGATCACCAGTTACTCTAGCATGTGCTCCAACCGCCATTGTTGCTGCTAGAGCAGCACCAGCTAATTTCTTTTTCCAATCTTCTTTCATAGTTTGTGTTTCTTCAATATCCCAATCTTCATACTGTTCTTCACCTGTTGGTTCAAAGTCTTCCTCTACTGAACCATAAATATCATCATTACAACTACAATGAAAATCAAGTTCTTCTCTTAGTTTAAAAAATGTTTTTTTCGTAATTTCCTCATCCACTTCCTGATCATTATTTTTAAGATAATCATGAACTGAATCTATATAATGATCTGCTCTAGTAATTTTAGATTGTATCCAAGAATCTAGTTGTTTATTTTTTTTCATCATCTTGGAAAGATTTTTTGCTTTAGTTGCAATATTTTCAAGTTCACCTTTGGCCATACCTCCTTCATCATCTATACCTTCACTCACAGATTTCCAACTTCCTCCCCTAGATTTATACCATTTAGCAGCCCATCCATTAGCATAAGCAGAAGGATATACATCAAATTTAGATTTAGCTAAAGCTTTAGCTCTGGACCAAAGAGCAGGATTAGTAGGTTTATTTGCTTCTTCTAAATTCATTTCCTCTGTCCTAACATTAATAGGTTTATTGCCCTTTCCTGGTCTATCTGCAACTGGATCTTCTCTTCTTTTTCTTCTTGCAGCTGTTGCTCTATTTTCCTTACTCATTGCTCTTGCTTTAGCCAATGGTAAACATTTAGGTTTGCCTTCACCTTCTTCTCTAGCACAGTCACCTTTAATATTTCCTTTGGTATCTAATCGAACCCATCTATCTTTAAACCACTTACGAAGATCTTCTTTAATCATTTGAAAATGCTTTAAATGTAGTTTCGGCCTTAGGCATTCCCCAATAAGATGCCTTCCAATCATTTTGTTGGATAACAGATAAACCTTGCCACTCATATTTATGGCTGTTTAATTTTTTTACAAAATCATGCCAATCTGTGGATAAAATTTTATTCTCTAGTTCCTTCTTATTTTCGAATGCTTCGTTAAAATTTCTATAATCATTTTCTATATGTATTACTTCCAATACTTCTTCCTTATTAAAATATTCTAATGCAAAATCTAAACCCCATTTCTTTCTTAATTTAATATACTTTTTACATTGAGGAAAAACTAAGGACTTATTATTTACTTGTTCTTTAGCTTCATCACATAGTTCCCATCTCTGTAACATTAAACTATGATCTAAATAGAAATTATCATTTTCACATTCAAACCATATTTTTTGATCTGCTTGATGATTAAGACAATTACTTAATAAAACATTATTTACCCTATAAAATTCTTTTTCCAAATTAGACAATTCAAATCCATCATTATCAAAATACATTAAATTTTCCTTAGTAAATAAATATTCATCTATTTTATTTCTCAGTGCTAAATCATTACTAAAATTATTAGTAGTAATTTTAAGCATTTGTTATATCGGCATTATCCAGAGGTCCGTTAGTTAACCAAAGTTTACAAGATCTGGTACCTGCGCATTTAAAATGTAAAATGTTGCAGTAACCTAGATCTGCTTTTTCTGCTGTAGCCATGGTATCAGCATTTTTTTCTTTACCCTTCATACCTGTTTCTATACATTTTCTCATTCTATCAGATATATCAAATGCTGCACAATTGCTACATCTCATAGTTTTAGCATTTTCTACACTGATCCCCCAAATACTGGCTAATTTACTCCAGTGATTATTAGGTTCATTGGGATTAGCAGGACCATATAGATATTCATCTATAGCATATTGTCTATTTTTAACATTTTCATCCAAATCTAAAGTAGCTAAAGGACATACTGACTCATATAATTCTTGTCTAATTATACTAAATTTTTTCATTTCCAAATATACCTTTAGTTCTTTCTTGATTTAGGTCATTTTCCTTCGCATAATCGTCCAAAGCTTTTGCCAACTTAAAATCTAATAAAGTAAGACCGTTAACATCTGTAGTTGTTGTTTTAACTGTAACTTCTGTAACATCCTGTTTTATTAAAGAAAAATGATCTAATTCTTCACTTTTATCATTAATAAATTTTATAAAATCAACAGCTAAACGATGATCCTTCGCAATAAATTTAGCCTGTAGAACTCTATGGTCTAACATTTCCCAATTAGGAATCAGTTGTGCTCTCATATTATTTAACTCAGAATTAGAAATAAGTTTTTCTTCTTCACTATTTTTTCTAAATACGGCCTCAAAAATATAATTTTTAAAGTTTAATTTCATTTTCTAACTAATCTATTTTTTTCTATTTCTCTTATTCTCGGTAACATTTTCACTGCTAAATTAGATTGAATTGCTTTTAATCTATTTACCTGTGCTTCTATTTGAGATTTTTCCTGTGCAGACATCAAAGCCTTATTTCTTCCACGTAAGAATCTTCTCATCAATGCTCTTCTTGCTGCTTTTTGAGCCCTTAATTGTAAAGTTTTAACATCTGATGCTCTTAACAATTTCATCATTTTAGCTGCATTTCGTTTAGAAGCAGTTCTTGCAAATCTCATTCTACGTTGTATTCTTGAAGTTGGTGATATTGCTTCATTTATATCATCATCTTCTATTAGTTCATCATCATTATAAAAATCTATAATGTCTTCCCAATCCAACTCATTTGCTAATTTTTCTAATTCCTTATCTGTTAGTTCCTTTTCTATAGTCTTTTCTAATAAATTTTCTACTTTAAATCTTTCATCCACATAAGATTTTGCAGTAGATATCTGAACAATTGGTGAACTAACTAAAGAATTATTAATATTACCTGAAAGTTTGTTCATATATGCTGCATGGTCTGACATATATTTTTCATGTAAAGTTAAAATACCTAATCTGTTTAATAATTCTTGAGCTTTTAAAAAATGGTAATTAAAATCATGTAGATGTTTTGAAGTTGCTAAACCATTAGCAATAGCATTTTTTTCAATACCTAAATAATGATCTGTAGCTTGAATAGCTTCTTTAAGTAATTCCTTTTTTATCATTATTGATCCAAATCTAAATAATTTTTGAAGGACATATTTGTAAAATTTGTTTTATTAAAAGAAGGTCTATTTATTACTAAATTATTTAAGTCCTTTATATTTTTTTGAAATATTTTAAACGCCTCAGGACATATATCAAAATTTTTAGTATTATAACCATCAAAATTTAATTGATTATGTTCCTCAAGTAAAGCTTGTTTTTGCTTATCAGACATTAATAAATATGGAATTTTTATTTCTTTTATTTTTTCTAAACTAGACACACATTTTCCTTTTTTGTTATCCCATTTTTCATTTTTAGGACATGTAATGTTTTTTATACCTGGTGTCATACTTAACATATATAGAGTACCTTTAGGATCACCATCATCGAATCTACAGTTATTATTAAAATCTTCCTTAAGAGAAGATCTTACTCTATTAAAAACATTTTCCTTGTCTTCATCAGATAGACCTGACATCATGCCTTTCTTGAATTCTTCTTTATTTCCAGATATAGCATGAGAACGTAGTTTAGAAGCAGATATTCCTTCTACACCTGCTGCATCTGGATCTCTATGTCCTGCAGATATAACTTTTATTGATTTAAAATTATACTTACCATGTGGTCCTTCTTTACCATTATAATTATTAAGCAATTTATGGTATTCTTCTACTCTATCTGACCCTGCTACCATGTGTAAATGATGATATCCTGCACTATGTAATTTACTGGCAATGTGTAAAATTCCAGGTGATTCTTTACTAGATGAATTAACTTTTAAATTTTTAAAATTTCTATAAGATTTTTTTATTAAATTTACTTTTTCAGCAGATGTTAATGGATTTTTCTTTTTGTCCTGCGTATGAGACACGTATATATGAGGATGACCGTTTATTTGTTTAGCATGTTCAATAGTTTTGTCAAATAGTTTTTCATGTCCTATACTAGGAGGATTAGCTCTGCCCCATGCAACTACAGCTGTTTTATTCATCCTTAATATTTATATTTAAATAAGTTTACCAAAATTTACTATTTCTTGTAATTTTTATAGACTTTCTATTGACAAGACATTAAACTGTTCTATGTGCCCTATTAAGAAAGATTGGTATTTGTAACTTTGCTTAAAAGTTTAATTGCTTTTTCGTGATTCTGATTATTAAGATGATTTCTTAATTGTTGTTTTTGTTCCTTTGAAGCTATTTTATGGAATTTAACTAATTACATAACTCCTATTGGATTTTTATAATTAACAGACATTCCAAGTTCATTTATTTCCTTTTTATTCATCTTTGGAATCTTGGATTGTATTTAAGAGCAGATGCAATACGATTAGGTACAAGTTTAAAATGAATATTGCGTGTATTTTTATTGGCAACTACTATACCTTCATCTGTACTTGAAGCATTATCAATATGAGAAGTAAAATTACTAGGTTTATTATGTTCTAACGTAGATGTTAATGCCTCTGTAACCTTATTTATGTGATTATGAAAATCAAAAATAGATTTAAATTTGGGTCTATTTTTAGATACTTCATCTGCTATATTTTTAAATGATGATGTTTTTTGTTCTTTAGCTTTTGGTGTTTTTACACCTGCTTGTCTTTTTGCACTTATTTTATTTAAATGTTCTATATAACCTTCATGAGTTGGTGATGTTATAGGACCTGTTTTAGTTCTTAACGAATTCATATATGTTAAAAGATGTTCTTTATGTTCTTTGGATATATCAAAATGTTCAGGATGTTTTTTAACTATATCTTCAGCTGCAGTTAAATGTTTTTCTGCTAAATTTTGATGTTTTTCTTCATAATGATGAGTTTTAGGTTCATAAGAAGTATCTGCCACAAATATATCTTTAGAGTGATTCAATGCTTTAGAAGATATTCCTGATCTAGCTACATTATTTTCATATTCCGTATGTAAAGCTATTCCGAATTTTTTAGGAGGTCCAGAATGCCTGTATTCTATTCTATTTGGTGTAGATGAAGTATGATGTGAAAAAATCTTAGGGTTACTTGTTGAAGATTTATTATCATTGTGCGTATATAATAAATCACCTTGTACAGTATGTCCTGATTTAACTAAATTTCTTCCATGTTTTAAAACATGTTTAAGAGCAGATACTAAACCAGGGGCATGGCCGTGATTTTTTTCTATATCTTCTTCAGTATAGTTAATTTTTGGATTTACATTAAATGCAGATTTTGTAGAAACAGAAAAACCAAATGTAGGATGATTTTTTAAAATTACACTTACTCCACCATCTACTTTTCTAGAAGTAAATACAGTATTGGATTTTCCTGTTTTAAAGTAATTATGTGTGTCTCTAAGATTACGAATAGTGGAGACAGCACCATTCTTTCCATGAAGAACATGCATTTGATAAGGATGATCTAAATGAGACAATTCCTTATTCACATTAGAATCTGTTTCTTCAAAAATGGAAAATTTTAAAAAGGATATCATTTATAGCTGATTCTTAGTTTTAAACTTTGTAAAATTAATTTATAATATTTATTAGAAAAAAAGAGTCAGTTTCCTGACTCTTTTTAGAAAAAAAAAAATAACTAGATTCTAGTAAAAACTTCACTTCCTTGGAGTTTATAAGCTGCAGCTACCATTTGTTTACTGGGGTCACCTAAACGATAGGCAATCTTACTATTTTTTGTAGTATTACTATAAATGGCATATCCTTCTGAACGAAGTTCCGCAATACGAGGTCTAATACTATCCTCAGTAGTTCTTGTTAACCCAGCTAATTGTTTTGGTGTAAATTGACGTCCACACTTCAATACTTTTAAAACTTTTGATTTAAGCATAATGCCTCCTTAAAAATTGCATTTTTGGTATGCAAAGTACCATCTAATTATGTAAACATAATTATTTTATAAAAATAAGTCTTTTAATTTGTAGTCTTTTATATTTTTATATTTTTTAGATTTTCTTTGTACAGAATTTCCTATTTTTTTAAGATATTCTCTACCTATTAAGCCTTCTTCGATTTCTTTTATTGCTGTAATTATTTCTTTATTTTCAGTTAAAATTTTAGGAGAATATCCTTTCTTTAATTCTCTAGTTCTAGCTGCAGCAATAATAATCATTTTATACAGGCATTCTATTTTTTTGGCTGCTTTTTCTGAAGTTATTCTAGCCATAAAAATCCTTATGTGCATTTAAATATTTTAATTCTTTGATGTGATTTCTAGTATTATTAATGATACTATTATAATCAGGAGTCATTTTATCTAGATAAATGTTTAAATTACTGTTATGAAAACTATACATTTTAGGATTACCTGTACCAATCCAAAGTTCTCCTAGAAATTCTTGTTCCTCAACAGGTCTATGAAAAAATTTCCAATTTAATTTTTTAATATAATTGCTATTAGCCCACCAAAATCCTCCTTGGTAATGCGGTGCAGAATACATAATTTTACCATTACCATAAATGGCCATAGGATTTATATCTGTACCTACACAATCATAATAGTTTAGTAGCTCTAAACACTCTTGCCAATATCCAATATTAATATTTTCTAAATATTCTCTCCATGAACTTTTATTTTCATAGTAGATAGATTCTTTATCTAATCCTAATGCTCCAAAGTTTAAAATTTTATAATTATCATATAATTGAGAAAAACACCACATATTTCTAAAAATATGTTTATCTGCACTATATTTTTTTCTATTAAAAGGTTTTTCCTCTTCCTTATAACCTAAATAATACAGATTATTAATTTTATTAGGTGTAAAAGGTAAAGTTTCATGCCCAGCAACACAGATATCTATGTAATCTAATTTATCATATAAATTACTTTTAATTAAAAGATTCATTTGGTGTTTGTATATGTCTTGCCATAAATCACCAAATTGACCTATAATATAATATGATATAATCTTATTCATATTGTCTTAAATTTTTTTTATTTTTATGTTTATATGGTCCCCCGTTGAGGAATCGAACCCCATCCTGGATCTTATCTAGATTAATCGAATATAAACCGACCTGCTCTCCTTGAGCTAACGGGGGAGGTAAAATAGGGCTTTCGAATTCTTCGAAAGCCCGTATCGTCTCCCGACGATTAATTATTAGCAATGTTTTTCAACTCTTCAATTTCCAGATCGTCATCTTGTGCCTGAGAAGCCAGAACAATCTTTGGTTGCTTTATAGTTTTGGCTTTAGCAGGAGCCTTAGCCTTGACCTGCACCTTAGCAACATTCGGTGCTTTAGGTGTTACTGTAGCATTTTGTACAGTCGGAACACCTGTTTTTTTATTCATAGTATCATTAATAAGAGATTTCCATTGTTCAAAAACACCACCAATATCAATAAGATGTTGGCATGCTTCAGCTTTTGACATTGCTTGTGGCAATGAAATAAGTTCAAGTGGATTGTGTCCACCCTTCGATAGCAATTTTACTCTTGATGCTAGATCATTAGCAAAACGAACTTTGGTAACACCATTCTGAGTTGAAACACCTGCTACTAAAAAGCACCCTTTCATAATATATCCTCATAAGAAAAAATAATCACCATTAATATTATAAAATCAATAGAACATATTGTCAAGCATTTTGAATGAATTTTTTAATTGCATCGCTATGCTTACAAGATTTACGAAATTGAAAACCAATACAATCACAAGAAATATTACCATTTTTCATTATAACATTGTAAACCGAGCCTTTACATTTAGATTTTACCTTAAAAATTCTAGTATCATTTATATTTTTATTAAATTCGAAACCTACTATGTTTTGCTTTTTTATATGGGATATAGGGTATTCCACTTTGCCTGTATGTATAGATACATAGTCCTCCCCTAGCCATTTGGGTGTTTCTACTATAGAACCTATAAACTCTATAATTTCCTGCCCAATGCCTAGTACATTGGAAGTGTGTCTTACCTTAATATTTACAGATTGACCTACTGTAAATTTTATCATAATTTAATTATATGTTAAAAAGTAACACTTGTCAAATAAAAAAAAATCGTTGTTCTAGAACAACACTAATTAAATTTATTATTCTAATTTTATAGCCAAAAGTAATCCGAGTCAAATGCTCGGGGATTGCTGTTGTTAAAAAACAACACTACTCTTCTCTTTCAATAACACCCTGTTCCTCAAAAAAATCTAGGGTATCTCCTATTCCTTTATTAAGACCTTTTAAATAACATGCATAACATGCTAATATTAGTAAAGTGATTTGTCCTATATCCATTAATGTTACCGTAAATTCCATGGTAATTCCTTTTTTATTTTATTCTAATCCATACACCAATCACTTTTCCTTTCTTTTAGTTGTTTATACAGATCAAATTTATGTATAAATTTAGCTACTAAACTATTTTCTAACCCGTATGCTTCAATTTCCCAAGGGTGATCCCAATAGGACATTTTTTCATATTTTTTTCCGCACCAATATGTACTATTTTCTACTTCCATTAGCTCTTTGTTAAAGTATTGTTTAACATGAACCATTTCATGTGCTAATACTCTTAGCATAGTAGTTATTTTTTTAAATTTAGTAATTTCTATATAAAAATTATTATTTTCATTATTAGTACAATATGCTGCACTAAGAATACCTGGTTCTATTACTATAATTATTTCTAAATTATTAAAATTTTTACCTAATAAGACACTGGCATAAAATTTTGTAGCTTTTTTTAATAAAGAAGTTAAAGTATAATCCTTAGCGTTTCTAACTGATAACTTCATATCAATCAGTAAATTTATCTGGCTCTAAAAAATAACAGTTTTCCTTAAGTTCTTCCTTTTTAATTTTCTTAGGTTGATCATTAACTACTTCTTGAATAAGAAAAGGTTCTTCTTTTTTGTTTTCATCCAATTCTTTTTTATTTGGTTTAAACAACATTTTATGCTCCTGGATATTTAAGTTTAAAATCTTTTATAGCAGCTTTTATGGAGTCCTCAGCTAAAATAGAACAATGAATTTTAACTGGGGGTAATGATAATTCTTGTGCTATATCTGTATTTTTTATTTCACATGCTTGATCTAAAGTTTTTCCCTTAATCCATTCTGTTACTAATGAACTACTAGCAATAGCTGAACCGCAACCATAAGTTTTAAAACGAGCATCTGTAATAATGCCATCCTCATTAACTTGTATTTGTAACTTCATTACATCACCGCAGGCAGGGGCACCTACCATGCCTGTACCTATACGTTTTAAATCCTTGGCAAATGATCCTACATTTCTTGGATTTTCATAATGATCTAAAACTTGTGATGAGTATGCCATATGTCCTCTACACTGAAAAACTTGAACCACAACCACATGTGGAATTAACGTTAGGATTTTTTATAACAAATTGTTCACTCATTCTATCCTTTTTATAATCTATTTCTGCACCTGATAACATACTTAGACTTATTGCATCAACTAGTATTTGAACACCTTCACCATTATCTATAACTAAATCCATATCATCTTTTTCATTTTCCTCAAAGGTAAAACCATACTGAAATCCAGAACATCCTCCACCCTGAACAAATACACGTAGAGGCGAATTAGTTTGTTCCTCTTTTTGAATTTCCTTAATTTTAGAAAATGCTGAAGAAGTTACTTTAATTAGATTTTGTTCCATTGATTAAACCTTTATATTAGAAAAATCTCTTTTTGTTTTTTTAAATATATCGTTTACGTTCATATTATCTAAATCCTCATCCTTTAAGGTTATACCTGAATCTGATAACCCTTTTTGTGCACTTTGTTCTAAATTATATAGTTTCATTTTAGATCTATCCACACCTATTACGAATCTTTTATTTACTGTAGGATCATTATATCGATTTTTTAACTGTTTAACTAACAATTGATTAAGTTGTTCTAATTCTTCTGTAGATATAAGTGCAAACATTAAATCTACAGTACTAGGTAAACCAAAACTTTCTGAAGTATCAGTTAATTCAACATCAGTATTACTAAATCCACCTCTAGTTGTCTGTGTAGCACTTAAAATAGGCACATTATTTTCTACTGCCATACCTCTTAATTCCTCAGCTATAGCCTTTACCAAAGTATAGGAATTAATATTTGCCCCTGCTTTAAATCTAGAACTAATACAAATATTTAAATAATCTACAATTATTAAATCTGGTTTAAACTGTTTTTTTAACATTAATTCATTAATAAGAGCACTAAAATGGCCTACATGGGCACTGGCGGTAGGATATTCCTTTATAATCAATTTTCCATTAGTTTTTTCTCTTATTTTACTAATACGATTATTAAAAATATTTTTAGGTAAATTTTTAATTTGATCTATAGCAATATTCATTAAATTTGCATCTATTCTTTCTGCTATTCTTTCCTCTGCCATTTCTAAAGTAATATATAATACATTTTTTCCTAGGCTTAAAACTGAGGATGCTACATGACACATGAATAAAGTTTTACCTGTTCCTGTTCCAGCTAAAACTACATTTAGAGTTTTATTTGGTAATCCTCCATTAGTGATTTTATTAAAATAATCTAAATCAAAAGGAATTCTAGATTCAATTAAATTATAAAAATCAAAACGAGAATCTGCATTTTCTATATAGTCATGTCCGACTTTATCATCAAAACAAACACCTAAAGCTTTTTGTAGAATACTAGGAATTCCATCAGTAGATAAATTTTTTTCTCTTCCATCCATAATGGAAATAGAAGTTAAAATGGCGTTATATAATTCCTTATCTTTACAGAACTTTTCTGTTTCATCCAATAACCATACATCATCGAGTATTTTGGTATTAAAACTATTTATTAAATCTAAGGCATTTTGATATTGATCATCATTAAGTGTTTTGTTATTTTGTAATGCTATAACTAATGCTTCTCTACTAGGTAAATTATTATACTGTTCTATAAATTTTTTTATAACTGTAAAAATTAGTTGTTCGTTACTGTCAGAAAAGTATTCAGATTTAAGAAAGGGAATTACCTTTCTCATATATTTTGCATTAAAGATAAGATTCTGTAGTATTACTGTCTCTATTTTCGTGTTCATCCATTGCCTTTTTTAGAATATCATTAATAATACTACTCATATCACTATTAAATTCTTCGGAAGAAAAATCACCCTCAGATAAACCATAAGTTTTTTCATAAAAGTTAAAATCTAAAGCACAGGAGCTATCTTCATTTAATTCTATATTATTAATACTTATTATCGTATTCTCATATTTACCATTGGTAATTTTAAACCCCCATGCCTCTCCTCTATTCCAGGGTTCATATTGTACTTGCATTTTCAAACTCCTCGTTTATATCTTCATTTTTAAGATTATTACCTAATAATTCTGTATTAGCAATCATATATTTTGATTCTATATAACTTCTAAATTCTTTACTTGTTAAAATAGGTAACCAAAAATCTTTATTATATGTGTCTTTTTGCCTAAACTTTTTATCTGAATCCTTATGAGAATACCATCCATTACTAGGTTTTATTACAAAACCACCATCCATGGCAACATCCAATAATCCTGACCAAGGACTAATGCCTTCTTCAAATGAAACTTCAATAGGAATTTTAGATTTTTCTCTTACATATCTAGATTTTTCTACATTAATAATAAAATTATAACCTGTAATTTCTGTTCCTTCTTTTTCCTGTTGTCGACCCATAATAAAAATATTACTAGCAGAATAATATATACCAGTCCCACCTGACAAAATCTGTTTGGGGAAAAGTCCCTGTTCAAGATAAGTATGGTTAACAACCAACATTGGTATATCTTTAATGGTTAGATGAGGAGTAATCATACGAAATAGACTTTTTAATTGTTTTGCTCTAGTCATATCTGCTACAGACTTTCCCTCAAGTGCATCTTCTACTTCTTTCTTGGAAGCAAGATTACCTACAGAATCGATTACTATGATTACATGATCTCCTCTGTTAATATTCTTTAGTTGTGCCATTACATCAAATTTTAGTTGTTCTATATCTGTTATCGGAGTATGAATTACACGAGAAGTGTCTATTTTAAAATTATCAAAATAGGATTGTGGGCTACCAAATTCTGAATCATAAAATAACAAAATTGCATCATTATATTTATCTAAATAGGCTTTAGACGTAAGTAAAGAAAATCCAGTTTTAAAATTCTTAGATGGACCTGCCCAAATAGTTAAACCAGGAGTTAATCCGCCATCTAGACTACCAGAAAATGCCACATTTAACATAGGCACAGAAGTTTGAATCATATCCTTTTTAGCAAAGAATTTTGATTTATTTAATACTTCGGTTTCTTTAATAGTACTATTTTTAAGTAGTCTTTCCATTAATGTTAACATATATTTCCTTTATATGAATAATCCTTCAAGAGTTGCTTTAGGTTTAGATGACCAACCTATACAATTTAAAATAGAGTTAATGGGTTCAAGAAAAGATTTTTCGAACATAATATCATAATCTGTATAATTTTTGATATTTAATTCTTCAGGAATAGAGGAAATAAATGCTATACAGTTTTCTCCAATAATATTAGGTTCTTTTAAATATAAAAATTTAATTTTATCACCTTCCTGTATAAGTTCATATTTTTTATCCAATTTATTTTTTCTTAAATGAAAATTGTACAATAATGATCCTCTTACATGAATAGGAGTACCATGACGATAAATTAAACTATTGTCTTTATACTTTTCTACACCGTTAACACTACGAGGAAAGGCAATGTCTTCAGGCTTTAATTTTTTAAATTCTTTTTCAAAATCTTTAACATATTTTTGCAGATGTAATTCTGTTTTTGTTAATGCTAATTTTACTGCTTGTCTTAATGCTTCTCTAACTGCTTCCGGAGTAGAAGATCTAACAACTTCAAGTCCCATTACCTTTAATCTAGGTTCAGTATATTGAACACCCTCATTGTTAAAAACATTTAGAGCATATCGTTTTTTTGCTACCCAAATACCTCTTTGGGCAATAATTTCTCTTTTGAAAAATACACGCGGTTCAAAGGCATTAGTATAACTTATTATTTCATTACAAGTTTTAGTAATAATTTTTTCTATTTTTTCTTTACAAATTTTATCTAATAATTTAACTATTTCATCGGAAGGCATATTATTATAATATTTCTTAACAAGATTATCAAGTGTTATATAACATGCATCTGTATCATAATAAAAGGAATAAGTTTGATTAGTAGTACCGCATATTTTATTTAAATATTCATCTAGTGCCCTACCTACTGTTCTAATTATATATTGACCAGTAATGGTTATACCTTCTGCTATATCAAAATCTACAAATCTAAAAAATGCATTACTCCAAGCACCAAAAAGACTGTTAAGTTGAATCTTTCTTGCCATTTGAAAATTATTATATTTAGAAATATTTTTTAAATAATCCTTATTTTTAGTAGTTTCATATTTTTTTTGGTAATCAAGCATTAATTTCTTGTATTTTAGACGATCATTGAACAATTTATTTACTATTTCAGGAAAAATGCCTTGTTTATTTCTCTTAAAGAAATATCCATTTGCAGTCATACATATATCTTCCTGCACATAATCACTAGTATTAATACTTTTACTAATTAAACTATCTACTGTTATATTCTTTTGTCTACCTATAACCTTTGTTTCAGGTGAAAGATTATATTGCATAATAATACTGGGATACAGACTTGTTGCGTCAAAGGATACAACCCAATCATATTTTCCAGGAACAGGTTCATGTACATATGCACCTTCTATTTGTCTATCTTTTATTTCTTCATTTCGTTGATGTACTATTATTTTCTTTTTCCAAAGATGATTATATAAAATACAGTCC